TTGTTACTTCAGGTCCTATTGCCATTACAATACCTGGCTCTGATGCTGTTTGTTTTACTTCAGAGGATAATATAATACCACCTGCCGTTTTTTCTTCTTTGGGAGCAGCTGCAACTAATACTTGCTCACCAATCATTTTAATACTCATTATATTTTCCTTCTTTTCAATGTGGTAGTTAAACCTGTCTTAACCAAGCCACTTTTATTTTCTTCTATTTCAACAGATAAGCCACTTTCTTTTTCTTTTATCTCCATGTTCATTACTTGACTGTTATCAACTAATGGTCTAGAAGGAGTTTCACGATCGCGTTTAAAAGCTGCCGTACTTACAATTAATAACATTATTGCCAAAGGATCAAATACGAATATAATTATAAGTATAATCCATCTAACAGCATCGTCATAATATTCTTCTGCCTCAGATCCGTATATCATATCAGCGATATATTTAACAGGACCGAGTTCTGATTCTTGTTCTAACTGAAGTCTCTGTATAGGTAACTTCTGTTCGTTATATTGTACAATACTATCTACTGCATTGTCAATAGTAATTGCTAAATTATTTCTTTCTTCTGTTTGGCGGCCATTTACATAATTACGATCTTTAGGTTGTGAAGTTTGTAATACATAATCCAATCCTTCGATTCGATCTTGTGCGGCTTTGAGTTTTGATTGTTCTGCGGCTATTCTTGTATCAATGATACTTGCTTCGAGAGAATAGGTATCTCCAGTTAAAGCAGAATCAATATGAGCTTTGGAAAGGAATCCAAATATACCCATACTTGTAATTAACATTAGAACTATAACAGCTGCTGTAAAATAACCTCGTACTAAATTATTAATACGATCCCATTCATAATGTAACCATGCTGCAGATACTAATTTACCGATTTCTAACACCGTTGCCATAATCGCAATACCGACAACAGCTCCACTGAAGATCGTCATTAATCCGACGATACTAAAATAGGCAGCCGTAGCAGCAAGAGTGAGGGATGTTCCGAGGGTTAACCATTTCATTTTCATAATATTAGTGAACGTGTTTAAACGTTTCCAGTAAGCCTACGACCAAATCTTCCATCATACCATTGGTGTGAAGTGGTGTAGGTGTAATTCTAAGCCGCTCTTTACCCACATCGACTGTTGGGTAATTAATAGGCTGTACATATAATCCATGTTCGTTCAATAACCTGTCTGACATTTGTTTGCATTTCTTTGCATCTCTAACCATCACTGGTAATATATGAGTGCAACTGTTTGGATGTATTTCGATATTGTTCTCTATAAATAGTTGTCTTAATGTTTCAGCTCGTTCTTGATGTAGTTCTCTCAATTCATTATGATCCATTAAATAACGAATAGAAGCAATTGCGCCTGCTGCCATTACAGGACTCATACTTGTTGTAAATATAAATCCACTTGCTACGCTTCGAATAGCATCCAGCACAATGCTGTCGCCAGCAATATAACCGCCATGACATCCAAAAGCTTTTCCCAACGTTCCATTGATAATATCCACTCTGTCTTGTAAGCCAATCTTTTCGCAATAACCTGCTCCTGTATCTCCGTAGAGACCAACTGCATGTACTTCGTCAATATATGTCATTGCGTTATATTTATCTGCTAAGTCACAAATTTCTGCAATAGGGCCAACATCTCCATCCATACTATATACGGATTCAAATACAATACACGGAACTTGATTATTCATTTGTGCTGTTTGTAACGCAAGCTCAAGATCGTCCATGTTATTATGTTCCCAAATAATTTTATCTGCTCGAGAATGTTTAATACCCATAATCATAGAGGCATGATTCTTGTTATCTGAAACAAAACATATATTTGGTATGATACGAGATAAAGCAATCAGCGTCCATTCATTAGCAACATATGCCGATGTAAATAATAGTCCGCTTTCTTTTTGGTGTAATTTCGCAATTACATTTTCGAGTGTAACATGATAATGAGAGGTACCGCCAATATTACGAGTACCTCCACTACCGCTTCCTGTCTTTAACAACGCGGTTTGCATTGCATCAATTACATACTTGTTTTGTCCCATTCCCAAATAATCATTTGAGCACCAATTGACAATTGTCTTTGGAGAATAAGGTGAGTACCAAGTCGCTTTAGGAAAGTTTCCTTTGTCACGAACGATATCGTTAAATACCCTGTACTTACCTTCTTCTTTTAATTTATCAATCACATCATGAAAAGGTTTTTTGTTAATCATTTTCTACGCCTAGTTAGCTTGCGTAGGCATCGTCCCAAGTTCCTTCTAAACCAGCAACCTCATATTCGGTTACACGATTTTCGAAGAAGTTTGTATGGTCTGCTCCATTGAGTACCCATTCTAACCAAGGTAATGGATTATCTTTTACCTTGAAGTTCGGTTTCATGCCTAACTGTAATAATCTTCTGTCCGTTATATATTTTATATATTCTTTTACTTCGGATTTTTCCAGCCCTTCAATGTTTCCCATTGCGTATGCAAGATCAATGAACTTATCTTCGAGATCTACAATGTCCTGAGACATTTCGTATATTTCTTTTTTGAACTGATCATCAACAACTCGACTGTGTTCTTTGATGAACGCTTTAAACAATTTAGAATTACCTTCAACGTGAATTGATTCATCACGAATTGACCATTCTACTACTTTACCCATACCTTTCATTTTACCGAAACGTTGAAAGTTAAGTAACATAACGAAAGAAGCAAATAAAGCAACACCTTCGTTGAATACTGATTTAGCAATTGACAATCCTAGACCACGCAAAGTATTTGTATCTGCCTTACGCATATAGTCAATCTTATCAGCCATTTCAGAATAATCTAAGAATGCATGATATTCACTATCAGGTAAACCTAAAGTCTCATTCAATAGCGCATAAGCACGTTGATGAATACCTTCTCTTGCTGCAAACGATCCTAACATATTACGAATTTCGTTATTCTTAAACTTAGGAATAAACTGATCAAAATAGTTCTGACCAACAGCAACATCAGACTGAGTAAACAATCTTAGAATGTTTGTAATATAATCTTTCTCTATTTGAGTAATCTTACCGCCTTTCCAATCAGCAACATCTTCAGACAAATCTAATTCATCTTCGATCCAATGACATTTTTCATGTCTTGTTGTAATTTCAACAGCCCAAGGATAATGAAACGGTTTATATGTCTCACTGAATTCCATTAGACCACCTTGTTTTTTAATTAACGTATCTGAGATTGCCATAAGGTCGTTATACGTACCTATATGTTTGTCGTCAATAAAGATTTGCGGTACAGATCTTATTTCCTTACCGTTAGAGATTCTTTGATAAAACGCGAGTCTCTGTTCTTCATCGTCTAACACAACCTGTGTATATCCAAATCCATGTTGTGTAAACCATGCTTTTGCCTTTTCGCAAAACGGGCAATTTGATTTAGTATAAATTAATACTTCCATTTTCTTTCCTACTTTTCTATCATCCTTCACAGGCGATACACTCATCTTGTTGTTCCTCCGAGCCGTTGCTGAACTTAATTGAGTTTGGGTTAATAATATCATCTAACTTTTCGCGTTCTACTTTCAGAGAAACGTTTTCTGCTTTGCTTGATGATTCTGTTCTTAAATAATATAATCCTTTACATCCTTGTGCCCACGCCTGAAAATGGACTGAATGTAAATATTTCTTTTCTGCACCAGCTGGGAAAAAGATATTTAAACTTTGTCCTTGACATAAATACTTTTGTCGATCTCCTGCTAGCTTAATTAAATAGTGTTGATCCAATTCTATTGCCGTTTTAAAAACGTTCTTTATATGATCATCTAGAAAGTCTAGATGTTGAACTGAGCCACCACTGGTAATAATAGTTGACCATACCTCATCTGTATTCTTGCCTAAATCTGCCAATACTTTCTCTAGGTATGGATTTTTATTTAAGTGACTACCCACTCTTGTTCTTGAAGTAAACGCATTTGCTTTCCATGGTTCAATAGATGGTGATGTATCAACTATCATAGAACTATTTGCATTTGGAGCAATTGCTAACATATGAGCGTTACGACGGCCAGTTCCTTTCATATCAGGAGCTTCGCCACGTCTCTTGCCCATTTCCATTGTTGCTTCAATAGATTTCATTTTAATGTTACTAAAGATTTCTTCATTAGCTATAATAGCTTCTTGAGATTCAAAAGCAATTGAATTTTTCTGAAAGTACGAATGCAATCCCATAGCACCAAGACCCAATGATCTTTCTTGTTGAGCACTATATCTTGCCTTACTAATTTCGTCGCCAGCATTATCAATAAAGAACTGTAATACATTGTCTAAGAATACGATAAGGTCTTTAACCATATTCGTATCTTTCCATTCATCGTATGTTTCTAAATTGACTGAAGACAAACAACATACTGCTGTTCTTTCTTCGTTGGTCACAAGGTGTATTTCATTACATAGATTAGATCCTTTAATTGATAAACCTAAGTCCTTTTGAGATTGAGGTAATGATGCGTTAGCAGTATCAATAAAGTTAACATACGGTTCACCTGTACGATATCTTGTTTCTAATACTAATTCCCATAGCTTACGAGCATCAACCATTTCACGAACTGTTTGGTCATTAGGATCCAATAAACCCCATTGCTTTCCTTCTTTTACTGCTTCCATAAACGCATCAGTACAATTCACTGCATGATGAAGGTTTAAATTCTTTCGATTTACGTCTCCTGTTGGAATACGCATATTAATAAATTCTACAATATCCGGATGGTCAATATCCATATAAGCTGCATAAGAACCTTTTCTTGTTCTGCCTTGACGGTACGCAACCATATCAGCATCAACTGTATGTAGAAACGGCATCGGTCCTGGAGCTTTCTTTGATACGGCTCGAATGTCTGACCAATGACCACCTACTCCGCCACCTTTAACAGACAACCATCGCAACTCTGCAGTATGGTCAATCAATCCGTCTAAGGTATCAGGTACATAAGTTAAGAAACAACTAATTGGCAACGCTTTTACTTTTTCTCCTTTTAAGACTGCATTAGACAGTACAGGAGATGAATACATAAACCAACCTTGAGATACATAATCATATATACGTTGGGCAAGTTTCATGTTACCACCACAAAATGCAACTGCAGCTCTGGCAAAAGCCATCTGCGGAGACTTCTCTTCATCACGACAATAATAATCTTTTAACAATTTAAATGATTGTTCTGATAATGTCTTATCCCTCTTTGTTTGGATTTCAATTCCTAAATGTTGCATTCTCTACTCCGTTATTATTCTTGTATGTAATTTTCTGCTAAGGGAAAGACGTTAGTAATTACTTCACCAACACGGCGTGCAACTTCCATGTGTTCAAGTTGAGTTCCATTTCCAGATCGTAATTCAATATAATGAATCCATGATCTCAATGTACCGTTAACATATAATCTTGAAACTGTATTACCTTCTGGTAAAACAGCCCTTGCCTGTTCTTTTGCTATACCCGAGTCAATTGCCCATTGGTATATTTCTTTTGATTGTCTAATGAACGCCATTTGTTTCATATTCCAATCTTCTGCTATTCTTCTTTGATTTGCATCAGTTGTATCAATTGCGACACTGTTCTGACGATTCTTTGGATCTTGGAATCTTGCCTCACGAGTTACCATCTCTAAATCTTCGAGAGGGTTTGCGTATCGTTGACTAAATTCTTGAAAGGAGAAACTGCGGTGTCTGAGTAACTGTCGAGCAATATCTCTTGTCGTTTCTATTTCTAAACAAACACTAACCATTTCTAAAGGCGACCAATGTTTATGCTTTACCAAATAATTGACAAGCTTGCTGTTTGTTGCTGTATTGTTTTGATTACTAGGATTACTTACTCTTGCGCAATAAGCCACTAAACCTAACAGTGACGAATCATTTTTAAGATCTTCTTTTGGTGATCCAACGAGATCTTGTACTTGACTGTGGGAAATCAATTTAACCTTCATTATATACTTATGTCCTTTTCCATTGTTGAAATTTTAGTTTAGCTTCTAAACCTTTATACGTAATTGTTCTCATTAGACTCTCAACGCAGGATATACTTCCATCGAGAACCATTTCATTAATATCTTTGCCAGGTATATTATGTGGCCATATAACCACACTGTGTCCTGCATCGATAATCTTCTCCATTCTTTTGTGAATCTCTAAATTACGAGGTTCAGCATCAAAGACGAAGACTGCATTATCCACCCTTTCGAGCGAATTAGTATTTCCATCTGCTCCGTTCATTGCGATTGCGTTTGATAGAAACATACTATCAAGAGCGCCTTCAACGACATAATACCTTTCGTTAAAGTTTACTTTGTCGAGTCCATACAGCTTAGGTACTTCATCAAACATAATAGTAATATAACGAAGAAACGCATTAGGATCCATTGACCTTGCCGATACTCCGAAACATTTGCCGTCTTTATCTAAGAACGGTATTACGAGTCGAGATTCATCATACTTGACGTTCTCAAACTTACCTGGTACTATTCCATTTATCCATTCCTTAAACTTAGGTGCAAAGTAGAGTCGGTAATGGTGCTTAGAAGGAATAGACCTTTTATCTATATATTTCTTTACTGGGTGGGAATGTTCAAGCTGGCTGATTTTTTTTAACTTTTTTAATGGTTCTCCATGAGAGAAATTTGGTTGGGTAAATTTGGTTGACTCTAGAGTTGATGTTGCTGTTTCCGGAGTATTATTTGCCTTGCCAATGAATTTTTCGGCAACGTAATCATTATAAGCTAATGGGTCGACAACCTTAAGGAAATTGCCGAAGATATGGCTTGCACCACAGTTATGACAGAAATAGAACAACTTGTTCTCGCGTTCAAGTAGCCAACCACGGGCTTTTGATTTGTTCTTTTTAGAATCCCCACACAAGGGACAACGAAAGTTGATCTTGTAAGGGTTTGTGTTTTTGATACGATATCGGTCGAGTCGCCCCGCCAAATGTTGGGCGTACTGGATATCAACAAAGTCAAGCATAATATATAAAATCCGAAATATCTGTTATTAGAATCTATTATAACAAATTTTTAGCACGCTGTCAACTAATAAATGAAGTAATATCCAATTTTGATATGATGAAGATAACGGCAGCAGATATACCCATCATGTAATACTTCCACCTTTCAACAGCAGCTAATTTTGTTTCTATCACCGTAAGACGTTTATCAACCTTACTATCAATATGTCTTAATTCTTTTATGATTTCTTCGTTACGTTCTTTACGATGCGCTTGATTCTGATCATGTATACGTTGATGATCTTCTTTTGACGACTTACGATATACTTCCATTCTATCGCCTAATACAGCAGAACGTTCTTTGTCTAGTCTTTTATTCTCTTCAATCGACTCTGCTTGCTGTTCAAGCTTATCATTAAAGTTCATAATGATCTGATTTTGAACTGCCAATGCCTTTTGTATGCCTGCCATGGCGTCTACTGCATTATCAACCTTGTCAAAAAATCGACCGATCTGTTTTATATCTTTTTTAATTAAAGCAACGTCAGTCTTTACAGCGTTTAATTCGTCAGGCATCAGTGTATTCCTTAATTGTTATTATAACACATTAAGCATGTTATGTCAATAGTTATTTATCAATAGGTTAGGGTCGCGACCCTACTATTCAGAGTTAAATAGAGTTTATTTCTTCTGAACTTGGATACCAGATGCAGGTTCATCGTCGATTGTCACGTTTCTATAATAAACAATAACTTCGCCCAATTCACGAATGTATCTACGGAGTTCTTGCGTATTCTTCGACATCAGCTCATAGTCTCCAATGGTGGCTGCAACGAACACTACATCACCTCCATTCAACTTTTTCATATCGTCGAGGAATCTATCAAGGTAAGTATAACCTACAGGCCATGAAGGATTGTCGCGCTCTAAAAGATCACAAGTCTTTGGTCTGAATGTTTGATGGGTGCCATCTTCTTTAACAATATGATTCCCGTTCTCGTCGAGTTTCATTTGCTTTTGGCAAGGGTTTGTAATAATAGCTTCTGATACAACATACCACTTAGGATTATCTAATTCGATAGGTCGTGGTAGTGTAGGCTGTAAGATTTCGATCTTTATAGGTTTTGTTATAATCTCGACTTCTTTTGAACCAAAGACATTCTGTAGAGTACTACAACCGCTAAGGAACGTCAGGAGCGTCAAGCTCGCTAATAGCTTTGCTGTCATTCTCTATATCTCCAAATACTGTTGCCGTTCCATTGTTAATTCTCAGTTCAATTAGCCCAGGCTTAGCAATGGCAAGCTTATCTAAGTTGTGCTTAGCAAATATAGCAAGGTATTGATCTTTCTCTTGTTCTATTTGATTATAACCGCGTTGAAGGTTCTGTAAAGATTTACTCTGTTTCGCAAACGATTCTTGGATAGCAACAATAGCAGCTTTTTGTTCTGCTACTGCGCCTTCCAATTTTGAATTGTTTATCTTAAGAGTTTGGTTTTCTGAGTATAACCAATAGCTACCTAGACTGAGCACCAATATGATTCCTATGAACAATTGGTTAAACATATTAGTCTTCTTCTGGTGTTTCTACTGACTCTACTGCTTGACCTGAATGTACATCGACTTCGTCAAAAGTATCTTCAGAACCCATTGCTTCGACTTCGGCAACTTCAGGATGCTCATCAGTCATATCTTGATATTTCTGATTTAAAGCTGTTCTTACACGACCTGTCATTTCGTCGTCAAAAGCTTTCTTAAGGTTAAGCGGGTTATTGTCAAACGCTTGTTGGATGATGTCATTTACTGGCATGTTGTATTCTCCATATTATATTGTTAGTAAATTTATTTATACATTTTCTAAACGAACCATTAATCTCTCGGCTCGGTTAGTAACTTGTTTGTGCCATTGAGAATCTCTACCCTCAACCGCTGCTTCTGCCCAATCTCCTTCGAGTATTGCTGCATGCATTTTCTTGAATTTGCTTAAACGAGTACGGCCCATGTTAAACATCATATTAACCAAGATTTGCTGGACTTCGTCTGGTAAGTCTCCAAATACCCCTTCTTCGTATAGCAACTCACACTCAGATATTGCTGTGTCGAGGTCTCTTTCAAAACATTCTTTGACTCTCTCCTCAGATATTGGGAATCCGACCTCAGCGCCGTATTCTGGATCCGAGTCCAATACAAGATGTCCCACCCCGAACGTAGGGTACCCGAGATGGTCTTTGTAGACTTCATACACAACGCCCTCATCAATCTTTAACTGTTCAAATACCGCGTCACGGTCTAATTTCGTATCTTTAAAAAACATTTCTTTTCCTCTTTATCATAACTGGGCATAATTATTACTTATAGTTATAGTTACCATCCCAATCGGTTCTTGGGAAATTAGCAAAAGATTTTAATTTACCTAACTCAATTACCATATCGCTAAAATCTATATCATCTTCTGTTTTACCGCTTGGTAATTTTGGATTCTTACCTGGGAAGCCAGGGTATATATCTAATGCGAAATCTAAGTTACCATCACCAACTTTCAATCTGTTGTCTTTGGCATCACTCATAGGTCCAACTAAAACTTCTTGTTCATTATATCTAAGTCCTAGTTTTCTAAAATGCTTTTCTACAATTTTTAAAGCAGTTTTAATATCTTTAATAACAGGTGCTGATACATTATCATCATGCATAGCTTCCTGGTTCAATTTAAACTGAGCTCTAAATCCTGTAAGCTTAGCACCAGGAAATGGGGGCCTAGGTAATTTAAAAGTTTCAGCCAAATGGTTTTGTTCCCATTGTTTGAAAGATTTCATTTTTATCTTCTCCTTTTTAAATTAGCCTGCAGCCGAACTCATTGCTTGCTTAGCTGCAGCACGCTCTTTATCGCGTTCTTGTTTACGTTTCTCACGCTCCTTTTCGACTTCGTCTTGAGTCTTCTGTCTTTCGACTTCGGCAGCATGTTTTAGTTTAATTCTTTCTTTGTCTTTATCTTGACGATCTTTCAAAGTATCAAGTTCAGACGCTTGTCTTGCTTTAAGATTGGCCTGAGCGACGGCATCTTCCATTTTGACCGTACCCATAATATCTCGAATACGTTTCTTATGTTTCTTTTGATTCTTTTTAGAAACACCAGGTTCGCCATCAGGTCCAATTCCTAAACCGGCAATGTTACCACCACCGACTGCATTAGCAGGTTCTTCGTCAATCTCGCGTTTTGCTGCTTCAGCAATTAACGTTTCGTTTTCAGATAGAAACCTTTCTAGTGCAGCTTCTAAATCTTCTTCAACAGATTCCTCTGTTAAATAGTTAGTAGCTTCGATTCTTTGCTGTTCGCGTATCAGCCATAAGGCTGAAGCGTAAGACGCAAGTTTAGTTTGTCCACCAGGAAGTTTACCTAATAGTTTCTTCAGATTCAATATCATTTGGTCAAAAATACCAAACGCAGATTTCTGACTATTCTTTACGAAGTCTTTACGTTTGATTAGGATATTACCCTTCTCATCAATAATTCCTTCCTTATATGCTTCCCACTTCGTAAAGGGCGTAACTAGCCGCTTTATGAAATTGAAAACTAGAAATAGATCTACTACCATTTAAATTTCCCTGAGCCTTGTTTCAATAAACAGATCCCCATTAATTGAGTCTGCGTTTACCATCATATCATCGTATACTAACAGTTCTGGCATATAATTCAAATATAGTACGAATGGTTTTAAATATTCGTGATACTCATGTAATCTCATGAATAACATATTTGTTGCCTGCGGACCAAACACATTGAATATAACAATGAGATGATTTAGAATCAACCTTTCCTTCAGATCTTTATCTTGTCTATATCGACTAAAGAGTTTACGGAGATATTGAAATCTCTTAATATCCTCTTCGAACTCTGACATCTCAGTACACTGAGGGTTGTCATAGTGTTTCATCGCGTATAGCAGAAAGGTTGATTCAGTCAAATTCATAACAATAAAGGCAATCTTTTTAGATTAAGCGTCAGCTACAACTGTATCGTCACCTGTACCATCAACACCTAAGTCACCAGCATCAACTGCTGATACTTTCATCGGAACTAAGCATTCCGCATAGTGACGGCCATTGGATGTATGATACAACCACCAACCTGGTCCTTTAAGACCTTTGGCTCTGTTTGCTGCGACACCTGCTTCTGTCAAGTCAACAAATACTGCGTTGTCTTCATCATTAGACTTATTAGTATTTCCTGCTGCGGTTTCGAGCCACTTTGGTACGCTTACTGCGGCGTCTGTTTTTCCCCATAGTGCCATTGTTATTCTCCTAATTTTATTTTTATTATTTTAAAACTTTATAAAGTTCATTAACTAAATCGGCTTTCTTTTTTCTTTTGTCGAGTTCAATACCTGCTTTACGACCAGCTTCTTCAAGTCCAGCTTTTGTTAGTTTACCTAACGCAGCTTTAGTAACTTGAGGACCTTTTGCAGTAGCAGCCTTCTTTGGCTCCTTAACTGGGTCTACTTTAGCAGGAGTGACTTCGTCTTTAGAAAATAAGCCTTTAATCCATTCAATCAAAAACATAATTTACTCCTATAATATAATGGATTAACCGCCGCAATTGCTAGCAGCTAAATCCTTTTTCTTTGCTGGCTTGATAGAATCCTGAGCTTCAGTACCCTCAGCCTTTTCGTTGTCTCCCTTCCAGTTTGCATCAACGTAATCAAAGAATTTCTTCTTCGCTGCGTCGTCTAGCTCTGCTGGTGATTCGACTCCAAACTTTTTAAGCGCCTTTTGAAAGAATTTCTGATATTCGTTTTCTTCTTCAACAGTTCTTTCACTAACCACTTCTTGTTTCTCTTGAAGAGCAGCTGACATATAACCGTCAATCTTACTCTCGATAATTTCTTTCCAACTTGTTTCTTTCTTCTCTGCTATTGTTTTGGCTCCTTGTGGGAATAGCTTTTTAGCATAGCTTGAGCCATTATGGTAAGTATATACAGCAACCGCCAATTCTTTTAGTGTGTCAGAAGAGTTATTCCATACATCTTTATTGCCACCGTCCGCTGAATCTGCAACTTCATGGGCATAATGACATACATGACATAATTGAACTAAAAGAAATAATTCTTTTGGATTTTTTGGAACTCCTCTAAGGCCATTAATTCTGAATTTGGAGTTAAACTTTAGTACGGTTTTTAAATCGAGGAAGAAATACATATTACTATCGAAATTACTTCCGCCGAAATTCGACATACTTATGTGACAGATATCGCCGCGCTTGTCTACAAGATAGCCGTCACTTTCAGAATATTCCATATCCCTTTCGTCGAGATCAAATGAAAACGCGTCAGGTCCAACCTTTTGTCCAGGTAAAGGGTTATTAGCCCACTTTGGCCAACCTGATTTACCTATGTACGATTCTTTATTTCCGTCGCCGCTATCGATTGGTCCTTTAACGGTCTTACCGTCGTAAATTCCTACTGCCATTGTTATCTCCTTAAATTTTTAATGTTAGAATTTTTATGTTCTATGTTTATTTATAACATTTTCGTTATCCGAATCTGTAAATTATCAATACCTTTAATTAAACGATGATATTCGCCTTCTTCGATCTTAAATCTTACTCCTGGCTCTAATAATAATGGTAAACAGTTTTCAGGTTGAAATTGCCAACCATTTCCTGATATTACTTCAACCATACGGTCTTCTTTATCTTTATGCCAAACAAATTCCGCTTGGTCTTCATTAATATCAAATGTACGTATATCACCAAGATCCGTATATGGTTTACCAGAAATAACTACCACCTCCCTTGAGACCAAGTTCTTTGGCATACTTAGGTAATCGACAGGCCCAATACCCCGCAGACATTTTATCTGTTTTAGTATCGCAATTGTGTCTGCTTGCGAAGTTACGAGCCGCGTCTCTGTCGTTGATCTTAGCAGTAAGTCCGCCTTTCTCATCGCCGAACTCAATCTTTTTGATATTACCTGTGTCAGGGTTTCTAACATAGACAACATACTTCTTATCTCCACTTGAACGTTTAGGCGAATTCAATTCTGGTTCTTCTTCTAATTCAATCATAGGACTTTCTAAAGGAACAGTAACTCCTTCATATAATCCAAAACCTTCATGTTTCCACTCTGTAAATTTTTTCATTAGTGATCTGATTTGTCGTTTCTTTCTGTTTTGTTTGATAATATAAATCGTCTGTTAGGATTGACTGCAATTTTGAACTTAGTCATTAACTTTCTATTCACTAACATTTCTGATGCAGTATCTTTTAATGATAACGCGATTTCGGCAATATGTGTTTTGTTATTAAAAGTTATATTGTGTTCGATAACAGGTCTTTCGTCAAACGCTTTTTGACCACGCATTGGTCTTGAGAT